GCCCGACCGTCAGGGCGCGGTGCGGCTGCTTGGGGTCGACCTGCGCCGCGGCCTGTGCGGCCACGCCAGCGGAGCCGATCTGCTTGATGATGTCGGCGTAGAGCGCGGGCTCGACCGTCTCCAGCGCGGCGAGCGCCTCCTCTGCGGAGTAGTTGGTGTCGGACGCCCGGCCGAGGCCGAGCGGCTCCAGCACGACCCGGATCGCGTTGACCCAGTTCATGTCGTAGCTCTGTGCCAGCCGCTTGTTGGACCGGGCGGTGAGCTCGCGCCACCGGCGGCGCTTCTTGGTCACCATGTCCTGCACGGCCGCGGCCTCGCGTGAGATCGCGAGGTTGAGGGCGCGCTGCTCCATCAGGCTGGCGGCCTCGTCGTAGTTTCGCGCGGCAATCGCCCGCTCGATCTTGATCGACAGCCGGTTCGCTGCCTGCTGGTAGCGGGCGGGCGTGGCCTTCTGGACGGTGAGCGACTGGACGTACCGGCGCGCCGCCTCGTTGATGGCCTCGGGGTCGATGTTGCGCTGGATCGTCCGGGTCTGCCGACCCGCGGCCGCCTGCGCCCGGCGCTGGGGCGCGTTAGCCTTCCGCTGCACGTCAGCCCGGATGCGAGCCAGCGAGGCCTGCACGCCCTCGCGCGGGGTGCGTGCGGCGGCCTGCTCGGCCTGTGCGGCGGCCCCGGCTGCCTGATCAGCGGCGGCGGCAGGCGCGCCTGCCTGTTCCGCCTGCCGCCGCGCGACCTGCGCCAGCGGCTCGGCAGCAAGGCGGCGCAAGATGCGGAGCTGCAGACGCTGCAGCTCTTGGAACTTGTCGTTCTGGGCGGCCTCGACCGCCTCATCGCTCAGGGCGTCCGGGTCGGTCTCGGCCCCGAACTCGGCCTCCATCGCAGCATCGACGCGGGCGGCGATCTCGTCCTGCATGCTGCGCAGGTTCGGATCTGTCAGCTCGACCAGCATGGTGTCGATGTCAGGGAAACCTGACAGCAGGGCGAGGTCGGTGAGCGGGATGGCGTCCTTGGGTGGGGTGCGGCCGGAGATCACCCGGCGCGGGAGCGCGTCGGCGAACTCGACCCCGGCCGCGGCGATCACCTCCGGGCGGCTGATCTTGCCCGTGTTCAGGACGACATCGCCGTTGGGGGTGCTGCCGGTCGCGGCCAGCTCCATCGCCTTGTAGACCGGCTCGTTGCCGACCTCCTCGGTGATCTGGTTGGTCAGCTGCTCGCGGCGCGCGCGGCGCTGCTCCCGCGCCTTCTGGTTCAGCGCGTTCTGCTCGCGACGCGCGATCTGGGTGCGGGCCTCCTCCTCGGCCTCGGCGGCGAGGCGGCGCAGCTGGCGCGCCTCGTTCGGCGTCGCGCCGTCCAGCACGCCCGGCGACAGCTGGTAGACCGCGCCACGCCGCTCGGTCTGGATCGCCGTCTCGGTCGCCAGCAGGCGGTCGAAGACGTCCGTGATCTCGGGCGACACGTTGACGTTCAGGCGGCGCAGGCTCTGGTAGATGCTGGTGATGTACTTGGCGAAGCGGGCGAACACCGTCCGCAGATCCGCGCTCGGCGCGCTGCCGCTGCCGAGGTAGACCTCGAAGGCCCGCGCCCACTGCTCGTGGAACACGACCTCGGCCGCCTCGTCGTAGCCCTGCGCGCGCGGGTCGAGGAAGGCCCCGGCCACCTGCTCCATGTAGGCGGCACCACCGCCCTGCCGAGCCCGGTCGTAGGCGGCCTCGAGGCGCTGGGCGCGCACGACAGCTTGGTTCTTGTCCGGGCCAGCCGGGAGCGCGTCGGCGCGGCGGCGGGCGTCCTTGGCGATCTTGCCGAGGTCGGTGTAGGCGTCCTGCGCGTTGGACGCGAACCACGACCGGGTCGCCGCGATCTGCCGCTCAAGCTGCGCCTTGCCCTCCGCGGAGATCCGCGGGTCCGCGGCATCGCGGATCATCTGGAACAGGAACATGTGCCCGACCTCGTGGACGAAGGTCGAGGCGTCAGCCGTCGTGGTGAACTGCAGGAGGTTAGGGTCGCCGTCTGCCTGCGGCAGGGTGTACGACCCGCGGGGCGCGCCGACCGCGCCGCGGGTGGGCGTCTGCGGGCCCTGCGCGGGCTGCTCCAGCGCCGGGGTCTCGGGCGGCACGACCTGCACCGGCACCGCCTCGAACAGCACGGCGACGTTGCCCAGAGGCGCACGGCCGGAGCCGTCGTCGGTGGTGTAGTAGCCGAGGTAGCCCGCGTCGCGGATCGCGGCCTCGGCGTCGCTGATGTTCTTCCCATCTGCGATGCCGTCGGGGTCTTCGAAGAGCGGGTACAGCGCGTCAGGCTCGACGAAGGCGACGTGCCGCACCGCGCCCAGCCCGGCCTCCTTAACGTAGCCCGTGCCCTGCGACCGCATCCGCTCGCGCGGGTTGATGCCGAAGAACGACACCCGCGCCCCGCGCTGGCGCTCTGCGCCCTGCAGCGGCCCGGTCCCGGCGAAGGCGGGATCGACGGTGGTGAGCTCGCTGCCCGACCAGTGGAAGAGCTCGACCGTCCCGTCTGGGCGCACCGGCAGCTGCGGCCGCTCCGCGCTTTGGGTGTAGCCCTCTGGGATCACGGGCACGCCGGGCCCGCTGGTGCCGAAGGCCAGCCCCATCGAGAACTGCGTGCCGCCGGGGGTGACCGAGTAGAAGTCCTCGGCCAGCGCCTGCTCGCCGACCATGACGTCGCCGGTGGCTTGCACGTCGGCCTGCGCGCGCTGCGTGAAGATCAGGCCGTCGCGCGTCAGGACGCTCTCCTGACCGAACCTGCGCCCGAAGCGCATGACCGTCGCCTCGTCGGCGGCGATGATGTAGCTCGTGCCGTCGGGCTCGCCTTGGTACATCCCCTGCACCGTCAGGTAGGCGATGCCCTCCTGCTCTAGCAGGGTGCGCAGGTACTCGTTCTCCCGCTGGTTCCGATCCGCCTGACGCTGCAGCGACCGCTCGTAGGCGGCGGGGTTCTCCTCCCGCTGGCGCTGGTAGAAGGCGTCGTCGGGCAGCGCGAGCGAGGCGGTGACCGCGCCCCAGCCGGGGCGGGTCAGGAACTCGCGCAGGAACTCAGGGTCGTCTAGGCGTCCGAGGTCGTCTGCGGTGACGGGTTGCTCACGGGTATCCCGGTCCTGTTGGTCTGCCAATCCGGCACCGGCACGTTCGACGCCTTCGACGGCTGCGGCCCCCGCTGCTGCGCCTCGGCCGCGAACTGCTGCAGGGTCTGGAGAGATGCCCCGGTCAAGGAGCGTGGCTTCTGTTGCATCGGTCGCCTCCTGTGTTGGAGCGTCGCCTGCGCGCCCCTCCATCCATGTCCACTCGGGCATGATGCCCGCCTTCTGCTGGGCGAAGACCGTGTCCTCGACCCCGGCCGTCCGGTTCTGCTCACCGTAGGGCCCGTAGTTCAGCCAGCTGTTCTGGCCGCGCGTCTCGCTCGTCAGCACGGCGATGGCGTCGCCGGTGAACAGGCGCACATGCGCCTGCCATGCGTTTTCCTCGCCGCGGGCCCGAAAGCCCGCGCCCTCGATCCCGTGGCCGAAGGCGTCATGCACGGCGCGGAACAGGTCGTTGGCCGTGACCGGGCGGTCTACACCGTTCTGGTCGGGCCACACAAGGCCCGTGTCCTGCAGCATCGGGTTGTCGGCGATGGCCTCCTCGGTGAGGCCCTCGGTGCCGTAGCCGTCATAGGTGCCGTAGACCGCCATCGTCTTGTTGGCCCGGAGATCGCGCATCGCGTTCCACGGGTTGCCGTCGTAGGGGTCGGTCTCGCTGTCGAAGAAGGTGAAGCTGTAGCCCGCGTCGACGAGGGCCTGATACTGCGCGATGGTCTGCGCGATCAGGTCGGCATAGGCCGCCTGCACCGCCGGATCTTGCGGCGCGTGCTCCATCTCCTCGTAGGCCTGCGCGATGCGCGTCGCCCTTTCGGGGTCGACCTCGACGAACTCCGCCTGACGGCGAAGGTCTATTCCGTTCTCGGCGGCGTAGCGTTCGGCGACGGCGACGAGCTCGGCGTCGGGGCCAGCTGCCCCGCGGACATTTGGCGCACCTTCGAGCGGCGCAAGGCCTCCGCCCGAATAGCTTCCTGTTCCTCCGGGCTCGATGGCGGGCTGTTCAAGGGTGACAGCTGCGCCACCCTCTGCACCCGGCGCGAGGCTTCCGCCTCGCTCATCGAACTCAAGGCCTCGGGCTTCGAGCGCCTGTCGCGCCCCTGCTGAGTTGGTCCCCTCATCGGTCCTCAATCCCTGTGCGCCCCAGAGGCGCTTTTCAAAAAACCAGAGCATGGCCTGCACGTCGCCTGCCGACAGCTCCGGGTAATCCGCCATCAGGTCGCCCGTGAGGGAGAAGATGGTCTGCCGCTCGATGCCGCCACGCGCCGGGTCTGGCTGTGAGGCGACACCCTCCTTGCCGACCGGCTTCTCCAGCAGCCGCCCGGCCCAGCGGCGGTAGGTGCGGGTGTACCACAAATCGACCGTGGTGTCCTCGCTGCCGACCGGAACACCATGAAGGCCGAGCGTATATCGGCCGAGCTTTTCGCTGAAGATCAGCGCCCCGTACGTCGGCGGCCCCTCGCGCTCGGCTTTCGTCTTGAACCGCGGGGTCTTCACCCCAGCGTCTGCCATCAGCTGGTTGATGTCGGCGCGCGGCTGCGGGCTCACCAGCCAGTCGAGGGCGGCGGTGACGCTCCCCTGCTGCTCGATGAGCGTTTTAAACATCTGCAGCTGCTGCTCGTTGGCGGCATTGCGCGGGCCCCAGCCAGCCGGTTGCGTGACCTTGCTCCCAGCCTTGTCTTTGAACGAGGTCATGCGCGGCTCGCGGCCGACCGCCCGCGCAGCGTCGGCGCGGTTGAGGACGATCTCGCCGGTGGCCTGCCACGCCTCGTACGCCTCAATCGAGATCTGCCACGCCTGCTGCGGGTCGAGACCATTGGAGAAGATGCCCGCGAAGGTCAGAAACGCGGCGCGGCCTTCTCTGGTATCAAGGCCGGGAAGGATGCGGGCGGTCTGCTGGATCGCGAGGTCGACGTCCTTGGAGTACCAGCCATGCCCAGAGTTGGGCTGCTGCAGCTGCGCGGCCAGCTCCTCGCGAGCGACGCGAAGAACCTCGGCGTAGTCCTCCGGGCTGTCCTCGGGAAAGAGCTGCCGACCGTAGGCCTGCATGTGCGCCTCGGTCATCCCCTCTGCAATCGCGCGGACAGTCACCCGCCCCTCAATCTGCAGAGGGTTATCGAAGAGCGGGAGCCCCGCCTGCTCGAACGGCGTCGCCGGGCCGATGCGCTGGATGGCGTTGCGGTCGATCACGACGTACTCTGTGCGGCCGCGGACGTCGCGACCGATCACCAGCCCGTAGCCCTGATCGGTCCACTCGTTGACCTGCCGCTCGCTCAGGCGGGTGATGTCGCCGTCGAAGCGCAGAATGCGTGTGTTCGGGGCGATGATGACGTCGAGCACCTGCCCGGTCTCGCCGGTCATCTGCGCGTAGCCTTCAGCCTGCGCAGCGTCCGCGACACTTGTCAGGTAGAAGCCGCCGGTCCTGCGGCCCCGTTTGCTCTGCTTGGCCCCCTCGCGCACGATCTGGATGTCGTCGATGGTCAGGTCTGCCCGCGGCGTGCCGTGCAGCAAGCGCAGCCCCTGCGCGCCGACGACGTCCTGATCCGCGGCGAGCTCGGTGGCGGGCTCGGCCCCCTGCTGCAGCCCGGCCCCTGCTTGATCGGCGCGCTCGAACTGGACGCGGTCGGCCTCGTACAGGCTCTGCGCCGTCGTGCCCGGCTCGAACAGGGCGGCGCGGGCGGCGTAGCGTTCTGCCATCAGGTTGCCGACCGCGCGGGCCTGCCCGCGCGTCAGCGCGCCGACGGCGCGCACCTGCTCGGTGATCTGGTCCGACAGCGTCTGGACCTCGCTGACCGCGGCCTCGGCCTGCTCGATCACGCCCTGCAGCCGCTGGATGTCGGCCTCGCGATTGGCGATGGCGTCGCGCGCCTCGGCGACCGTGAGAGCGTCAGGCGTCACCCGCACGTTGTCGATCAGCGCGGAGAAGCCGTCGCCCTGCAGCGTCAGCAGGCGGCTGGCAGGGACAGACACGTCGCCCGACAGCTCGCCCTGCTGCGTCACCTCGTCGGCGACCTGCAGGTACTCGATGTCGGCGTCGGTCAGCGCGCCCTCCTGATAGAGGCGCTCGACCTCGGCCGCGGGGATCGTGACCTCCTGATCGCCTGCCGCCTCCAGCAGCTCGCGCACGGCGTCCGGGTCGCGGACGAAGGTCTGGGTCTCCTCGATGGCGGCGCGCGTCGTCTCAAGGTCGGCGGCCGCCTGCTCGGCTGTCTGCTGCGCCGAGGGCAGTGCGTTAGCGTCGACCAGCTGCTCCAGCTCGGGCGGCAGCACCTGCCGCCGCTCGGCCCGCAGCTGACCGAACCGGCGCAGGCCGATGCCGGGCACCTCGACCAGCGCAGTCGGCAGCTCGGCGAGGTACTCGATGAAGGCAGCCTGCGCGTCAATCTCGCCGGTCGCGGCGAGGCTGCCCAGCACCTCACCGGCCGCGCCGAGCCCGCCCTGCACCTGCGACTGCAGGACGACGTCGGCGATGGGGTTGCGGCTCAGGCGCGTGCCAGCGACGCGGCCAGCCAGCGCGTCCAGCACGCCGACGATGACGCCGCGCGCGAGGCCGCGCCGGGACGCCTCGGCCATCAGCTCCTCGTTGCCGAGCACCTCGATGGCGTCCTCGACCGTGCTGATCTGGTAGCCCTGCTCGTTGATGTAGCCGATGGCGGTGTTGACGTTCTCGCGGCTAAACGAGGCGAAGCCCGACGCCCCTGCACCGAGCGCAGTGGACCCGGTCAGGCGCGCAATCGTGGCCGCGGCGATGATCGACGGTGCGCTCTCGGCCAGCGTCTCGGCGAGGAACGCAGCCCCGTTGACCGGCTGCTCAAGGAAGGCCTCGATGGTCGCTCCGACCGTGTTGTCCTTGGTGCCGAGGTGGTCGATGAACTCGGCCGACTGCGGGCTGCGTCCCAGCCGTTCGCCCAGCTCGATCAGCGACGATGCCGATGCGAGGTTGTTGGCGGCGACCTCCAGCAGGCGCGGCACGTCGTCCTGTGTCAGCTGGGACACCCGGTCGTACTGCAAGCTCGCGACCTGCTGCAGGTTGACCTGCACCGACGGCGGCAGATCCTCGACCGGCGTCATGTACTCCCGCTCGTAGCGCGCGGCGAGGCGGTCGTAGATCTCCTCGCGCGTGCGACCGATGTCGAGAACGTCGGCGATGGCCAGCCCGGCAGCGGTGTAGGGGAAGTTCGCCGCGATCTGGAGCGAGCCGCGGCCAGCGGCCGCGCTCATGCCCTGAAGGAACGACAGCTCCTCCTGCGTCTCCGACAGCGACAGCGCGCGCTCGCGGCCCGCCGGGCTCAGGATCAGACGACCGGCGAAGCTGTTGGCTGCGTCCTCGACCGCGGCGAGCTGCTCAAGGTCGGTGACGAGGTCGGCGTAGCCGAAGCGGTCGGTGAGCTGGCGCAGGGCCGGGTTGGCCTGCAGCAGCGCAGCGCGCCGCTGTTCGGACGCCTGTTCTGCCTGCTCGACGTAGGTGCGCGCCGCCAGCGGCAGGGTGGTCTGCTGCTCGCGCGCAATGCGGCGAACCTCTGCGACCGCGTCGGGCGTCGCGCCCTCGGACAGCAGCCGCTCCGAGCTGCGCAGGATCGTCAGGGCGTCCGCATTCTCGCGCGTCGGCCCCATGCGCGTCGTGCCCATCAGCTCGGCGCGCTGCATGCTCGGGCCGGGGCGTGCGGTTAGGGCCTCGCCGGTGAGAGCCTGCTGCACCGTGGAGGCGCGGCGCGTGCCGGTCTGCACCCGCTCCAGCGCGCCCGCGAAATCCAGCCCGGACGCAGCGTCCTCGCGCGGCACGGCGGGCGCGGTCGGGGTGATCGGCGGCGACGCCTCGGCGTCTTGGCCCTGCCCGTTCAGGCGCTGAAGTGCGGAGCGAAAGTCGAGAGGCTGGTTCATGGTTAGCGTGTCGCCTCTTCATAGACTTCTTGGATGCGCTCAGGCGTAACCTGATCGCCGCTCTCCGCCAAGAGCTGTGCAATCTGAGCGACTGCCTCTTCGGGCACGCCGGGCACGCGAATGGTGTACTCGACCGTGCCGAGCAGCACCTGATACAGCGGGGCCTCCGTCGTACCGAGAATGCCGCGGCTGATCGGGATCTCCGCGCCCAGCTGATCGGCGTACTCGTTGATGGCGCGCGTGTCCCACGTCTCGCCTGCGGCGAGGCGGCGCTGCTTCTCGTCCTCGAACAGCAGGAACAGGTCCGACTGGACCGCCTCGTCCTCGACCGCCAGCCGGGCGGTGATCGCGGCGTTGGTCGTGGCCAGCTCCGTCCGCACCCCGGTCCATTCGTAGGCGGGCTCGCCAGCGGCGGCGTTGCGCGCGGCCGTGATCCGGCTGCGCCAAGTTTCGAAAGTCGATGCGTCGAGCATGCCCTCGATGTCGGACAGCTCGATGTCGGCAAGCGCGGTCTCGCCCTGCAGAGCGGCGTCGTTCAGCATGCGGACGGTGGCCGGGTCGTTGACGAGGGCCATGCCGCGGTTGAGGTTGTCGAGGGCGTTGCGCTGGGCGTCGGTGAGGTCGGCCAGCCTCGGGTCGGTCGGCACCAGCGCGCCGGAGCGAGCCTGCTGCACCAGCTCGTCGTAGGTCTGCTCGCGCTGCTGCTGCGCCACGCTGTCAGCTTGGCTGTAGCGGCGCTGCAGCTCCTCGATGATGTAGTACTCCTGCTCGCCCGGCACGCGCATGGCGCGGACGGCCTCGATGGCGCTGCCGACGTCGTCGGGATACTGCGCGAACAGCTCGGTCGCGAGGCTCATGGTGACGTCGCGCTCCTCGCCGAAGCGGACGTCGCGGATCAGCAGGTCGTCGTCACCGGACAGGCGGATCACGCCGCGCTCGACGCCCTGATCGAAGATCTGGCGGGCGCGGGCGACCGAGGCCGAGCTGCCCTCCAGCAGGGCCGTGCGGATCGTCTGGCGGTAGAAGCCGTCGATCTCGGTGGCGACCATCTCGTCGACCTGTTGGGTGATGCTCTGGGTCGCCGCCTCGGCCGCATCCGCCTGCGCGTAGACCCCGACGAAGCCGCCCTCGACCGCGCTCTCGGCCGACCGGGCAGCCTCGGCGGCGACCGCCTCCGGCGTGAAATAGCTCTCGGCCGCGCTGCGGATGCGGGTCTCTGCGGCTGCGAGCTCCTCGTCGCTCGCCCACGACGTCGCCGCTGCGCGCTGCGCGCTGGCCAGCGCCTGCGCTCGGAGCTGCCGGTTGTAGGCCTCGCGCTGCTCGAACTCGAAGCGCGTCGCCCGGTCGAGCATGCTCTCGCGGCGGCTCTGCGCGTACTGCCGCGCCGCCATCCGACCGCGGGCCGACAGGCCGCTCAGGCTCTCGTTGAACTGGGCGAGCTGCTCGTCGAAGCTCTGTCCCACCCGCTCGGTGACGCCAAAGGCGTCGGGCCCCTCAAGGCCGAGGATGCCGCCCGTGGCGTCGCTCGTGCCGTCGGGCAGCTCGCCATAGAGGGTCTCCCGCTCCCACGCGCCCAGCCCGGCTTGCAGCTCCAGCAGCAGGCGCTCGTCCTCCTGCTCCTGCAGGTACTGCCCGAGGCGTGCAGCGCCCTCGCCCACCTGCGCCAGCATGCGCGAGTTGAACGACAGGTCGGGCAGCGTCAGGTTCTGGAACGGCGTGTCCGTGGCCTGCGCTTGGATCACGCCGAGCTGCTGCGGGCCTTGGATGGCGGGGGTGGGAACTCGGATGGCCATTCGGTCGTCGCCTTACTGCATGAGAGCGCCGGAGGTCTTGGGCGATCCCCCAGCGCCGGGGAACACCGACCCGCTCGGCATGGCGTTGAGGAGGCCAGAGGCCTGCCCCAGCCCCGCCGCAGCCCCGGCGAGGGCGGGGTTGATCGAGGCCGCCTGAAGGTCGAACAGCCCAGCCTGCGCCTCGAACTGCGCCCCCTGAATGAGCGCGCGCCGCTCCTCGCGGTCGATGTTCGCCTTTAGCGTCATGATGTCGAACTGACCGGCGGTGCGCAGATCATCGAGCAGCAGCGCGGAGGTCGTGCCGGGCGTATCGTCGAGCAGCAGCCCGCTGCCTGCGATGGCCGTGCGGGCGGCCCCGATGGTCTGCTGCACCCGGCGGCGCTGCACGTCGCGGGCGATCTCACCTCGCTGGACGATGTCGGCTGCGTTCTGCTCTGCGATGATCGCGTTGTTGCGCGCGACCGCGGAGTTGTACTCGGCCTGCGCCTTCTGGGCCTGCGCCTGCTGCACCGCGCTGTAGGCGGTGATGGCGGTAGCGGCGATGATCAATGTCAGGCACATCCGGCGACCTCCTTCTTGTGTACGGTGCCCGAGGTCTCGTACCCCATGCGTGTCAGCACGCCGCTGACAGCGGCGTTGTCAAGGCCAGCATACACGACAGGGCGGATCACGTCAGCACCGCTTTCCGCGGCCCACTCCTCGAACGCCCGGATCAGCATCACGCCAGCGCGAGAGCTTCGGCTCTCCGGCCGAACGTAGAAGAGGTGGTCGACAGCGACCTGCACGTCGATCCACAGATCCTGAATGACCTCGCCCAAGAAGAACCCGGCCACCTCGCCGCCGATCTCGTAGGCCTTGGTGAAGGCGTTGGGGGCCTCGATCACCGCCTGCATGATGTAGGCGACGCGGTTCTCGTCCATCGGATAGGCCGCGTAGACGCCCTCGGCGTGGATCGTCCGGGCGTGCTGCAGAAGCGCGGGCAGGTCGTCGGTCGTCAGGTCGCGCAGCATCAGTTGCCCCCGACCATGACGTCAGGCGTGACGGCCAGCACGGTGAGCGGCAGGGGGTCGCGCTGCTCCAGCACGACCTGCTTCTTCTTGTCCCAGCTGCTCTTGACGGTGGCGTCGATGTCGTCGGTCAGGAACTCAGGGTAGACGCCGTAGGTCGTCGGCTCGCGGAAGCGCACCTCGCGCATCAGATCGAGGCTCGGCCCCGCCCACAGCCCGCGCGCCCGAGACACCTGCACCGTCAGTCGCCCGTAGTTCAGCTCGCGCTTGTCGACCGTCGACTGCGAGCCGTAGCTGGACACCGGCAGCGTGATCAGCTGGCAGGTGAACGGCAGCCCGACGTGGACCCGGCTGGCCGGTTCGCTCAGGGTGATCGACCCGCCCGACACGCCGAGGCCGCGCTCGACGCGACCGTTGGCGGCGGCCACCACCTCCTCTCCCTCGAGATGAGAAAGCCCGGTCAAGGTGGTGACCGCCTTTCTGGCCACGCCGCCGGAAGAGTAAACGGCGGAGCCAGAACCGTTGAACGGTGCCCCCTGCTGGTACAGCTCGAAGGTGTCCGTCGTCGCGTTGACCACCGTAAAGCCCGCGCGGTTGTAGAGAGACGAGGGCTGCTGCCGGGTCGTGCCGACCTCGGCCACCTCCAGCACCCCGGACAGGTCCACGAGATCGCCGTCGGTGAAGCCGTGCGAGGGCGCGGTGACCACCGCAGGGTTGCTGGGCGAGATGTCGGTGATCGTCACCGGCACATCCAAGCTCAGGCCGCTGTCGACGCAGAAGGCGTCGGGCAGCTCGTCGAACTCGCCCTCGTCGAGGCGCTCGATGAACAGCTTGGTGACGCCGCCGATCACGCGCTCGATGGCGAAGTAGGGGATGTCCTTGTCCTGTTCGCGCACCACGGCCACGCTCTTGAACCGGCCGAGCGTCGTCGCCCGCGTCCATGCGTAGACTTCCTGCTCGTTCTGGTAGGTCAGCGACAGGGCGGTGCCGTCGCCGCGGACCAGCCAGACGATGTCGTAGGGCGACGGGGCGAAGTCCCAGTCGACGATCTCCTGCCGGTCGAGCAGGTGCCGGGCCAGCACGGTGATGTCGCGGCCGATGAACTTGTCCTCGGAGAACTGGTAGGACAGCTCGCGGATGAAGTTGCCGGGGGCCATGTACAGCGCGACCTCGCCCGCCACGATGGGCCGGAGCGCGGTCGTGCCGTAGTAGCTCTGCGGCTTGACGTTGACCGTCGACGGGGTGAACGCCGCGTCGCCCGCGCCCTTCACCCGATACTCGGTGCCGGTGGTCAGAACGACAAGGTCGCTCAGGGGGATCAGGTGCCGGATCTCGTTGATGCGTCGGGCCGACAGGGTGGCGACGATGGCGTCGTCATCGCGCAGCGGGGTCGAGGTGGCGAAGTTGTAGAAGACGCCCGTCTGCGTCATCCACAGCCGGTTCGGGAACGCCCGAGAGTTGCCGTAGATCTGGCGCTGCTGGAAGAAGCCGGTCGTGCTCGGCCAGAAGCCCGGCCCCTCCTCGAAGGGGTTGGCGGCAATCGGGGCGGTGTCGAGCGTGTCGGCCTCGATGAAGTCGTCGTGGAACGTGGTGATGTCGACCCGGCCGATGAAGCCGAACAGGCCGTTGTCGTCGGCGCGGTAGACGTTGTAGGTGTCCGCGTCCGCGGCGGGCTGCCACGAGGTCGTGTTGTCCCACGCCTGTGCCGTCGCGCGGGTCTTCACAAAGGCGGTGCGGATGCTGCCGCCCGAGGTGTAGGCTCCGTAGACCGTGCTGTCGATCAGCGTGCGGCTCGTGCTCATCAGCTCGATGGTGGTGCTGCTCGGAACGCCAGCGACCAGAAAGCGGCGGTCGTTGAGCTCCGTCATACCTGCGACGCCGTCGATGTAGATCTCGTCGCCGTACTCCAGCTCGTGCGGGGACGACGTCGTCACAACAGCGGGCTCGTCCTGCGTGATGTTGGAGATCGAGATGCTGCTGGCGCTGAGGGCCGACAGGCTCTCCTCGAACGTGGCGCGGTTGTTGGCCGTGACCTTGTACTTCAGCAGATCGCCGTTGACCGACCATGTGCCGCCGCCGGTGTAGTTGCTGAAGTTCTTGCTGTCGACGCCCTCCAGCCGGAACTTGTCCACGTCGATGGCGACGATGCGGTAGGTGTTGCCGTTGAGCTCGGTCATGCCCGACACGCCGGTGATCTCGAGCTCGGCCCCGGTCGACAGGCCGTGACCGTTGGAGGTGACGACCGCGGGGTTGGCCTTGGTGATGTTCGAGATGTCGCCGCTCTGGCTGTAGTTGTTCGTGACCGACAGGGCGGTCGGCGGCGGCTGGCTGGGCGCAAAGGTGATCTCCGTCAGCCGCCAGTCGGTGGCCGCGAACCGCACGAGCTCGCGCGGAGCGTAGTCGGGGTGGACGATGGTCATCACGTCGCCGCTCTGGGCGAACTCAAGGTCGAAGAGGTCGGCGGCGAGGTAGGGCGTCGCGATCTCGTACGGGGTCGCGCCATCCAAGATCTGCGCCCCGTAGGTGTAGAAGCGCATGTACTGGTCGCCCAGCTCAAGGATGTATGTCTGCTCGGTGTTGAACTCGAAGGGGATCAGGCGCGTCGGCCCGGTGCCCTTCGCCTCGGCGATGAAGCGCGTGCCGGGGCGGCTCTTCATGCCGCCGGTCACCTCGACGATGAAGTTCTCCGCGCGCTCGGCCGCGACCGCGCGCTTGGACAGATCCACCCGTGCCGAGACCGCGGGTGAGACCTCGCCACCTGCGAAGCTCGGCTGGGTGTACTTGACCATGTGTCAGGCCCTCGCGCTGATCCAGCCCGCCTCGGCGGGCCTCGGGGCCTCGAAGCCCTCGTTGGCGTCTGTGGCCTGCGCGTTGCGGATCTCGGCGTCGGCCAGCGTCTTCATGTCTGCCATGATCTGGCGGTCCCCGGTGATCGGCATGGCGATGTACTGGGCAAGGCGATAGGCGAAGGCCATCACGAACTGGGCGTCGAACCGCTCCGGGTCGGTGACCTTCTGCGTGTACTCCAGCATCGGCTCGCTCTGGTCCGTCAGCACGACCTTGATGTCGTGCGCGTTGCGGGCGACCTCGAACCGGATCGGCGGCTGATGGTCGCCCAGCGGGTTGACGATGCGCAGCAGGCGCAGCGCATCGGGCGGGTAGGTGTACATGTGCGACCAGTTGCCGGGAACGACGCCAGCCAGCGAGGCGGGCGTCGAATACTTCCGGGCGAACTTCCACGGGTACTCCCGAAGCACCATGTCGCGCACGTCGTTGAACACCAGATTGACCTGCTCGGCCTCTGGCGTCGGGTCGCTCAGAGCGGTGAGGTCAAAGCGGTCACCGATGTTCTGGAGCGCGAGGCGCGCGATGTGGACTTCAGAAGGCATGGATCACTCCTCGGCGCTGGGCTTGCGGCGCGAGCGCGTGGGCGGGCGACGGTTGCCGCGATCAGCAGTGGCGGCGGTCTCCGCGCGCTTCAGCTGCTCCTCGTCGACGACCTTCGGCTTGATGGGTTTCGGCTGCTCTTCCTCTTCGAGGATCTCCTCCAGCTGCTCCTTGTCGTCGATGACCTGAGCAGAGAGAGGGAGCTTGCCCTCGGTCTTGAAGAAGTCGGGCAGGGTGTAGACGCGACCGGCGTTCTTGCCTCGACCCATGCGGCCGTAGGCGGGGTGGTAGAAGCCATTCTTGTCGAAGCGGACGTTGATGGACATGGGGTTTCTCCTCTTCCGAAGGGGTGAAAGGGGCCCGCGGTGCGGGCCCCCTCAGATCAGTTCTGGCCGTCAGCGTAGGCCTTCCACTTCGACACGTCCTTCGTGATGAAGGCGTTGATCGCGCCGCCGGTGGTGGTGGTCGTCGCCGTGACGCAGAGGATGCCGAGGTACTGCTCGTACTCTGCGCCCTCCATCGGCAGGGTGATGACGGCAATGGTGCCGCCAGCAGCCGTGCGGCCTGCGCCAGCAGCGCCCGTCGCAATCGTGCCGGTGTCGAAATGCACGGTGGCCGAGCCGTCCGTGGCGATGGCTGCCTGAGCATCCGACGCCAGCTGGAACTTGACCGTACCCGCGGCACCGCCGGTCACGATGTCCGTGTCGCACTGGATCACGAGGTAGATGGGCTCGCCCGCGCCGATGTCGCGAGCGGTCTCCATGTCGATCACGTCGCCGATCAGAGCGGTGCCAGCGGCTGCTGCCACGCTCGTTGCGTCGGCGAACTCGAGACGTTCATCAAGGATCATGGTCTGATCTCCTTTCTCAAGCTCACACGACGCGAGCTTCGTTGATGGACAGGGCGTCGCACCGACGGATCGGATAGCCACCCCACGAGGTCTGCATCGTGCCGCCCACCATGTCGGTGGTCAGGGTCGAGTTGGAGACCTTCTCCGCCGTCTGGCGGCGCAGGAACGCGAGCACCTGCTTGTCCATGTACCATGCGCACCGACCGAACGAGGGGTTCGGGATCTCGGTGACAGCGCGGTGCATGAGGTCGTTGAGGTCAGCACCACCGCTCAGATCGGCCGTCAGGAGCGAGCGGTCGATGTTGGCGATGCGGACGACGTAGCGCCAGTCGCGGACACACAGGCCAGCGTCCCAGCGGTAGTGGGTGCGGTACGCCTGCATGCGGCCGTTGTTGCCGTCGGCGTCCTCGATGGTCACCTCGCCGAGGTCACGCTGCTGGAGACCAGCCGTCGACCCCTTGGGCACGATGCCGTGGCAGGTGTTGGGCGACCAGCAGATGAGCCAGATCGAGGCGTTGTCCGAGCCGGTGCCGCCAGCGTCGATGATGTTGTCGCCGTTCTCGGCCGACAGATCATTGTAGCGGGGGGCGAAGCCGGTGAACTCTTCGGGCGCGGTCGTCTCGTCGCCGTAGAAGAGGGTGTCCGCGATCTCTTGGTTCATGCCCTCGATGTGGGGGCGATCCTCCTGCAGACGGAAGGCAGCCGGGTCACCGGCCATGTCCACGAGGGCCTTGTCGACCTCCGCGTAGTCTTCCAGCATGCCGCAGGTGTCGGTGACCTGCACGGCCCGCGACTTGGTCGGCTGCACGCCACCGTAGAGCTTGCGCCACGTCGGGGTCGGGAGGCCCGACCGGATCGACGAGCGGTGGCCCGTGGTGAGGTTGCCTTCGAGCCACGTCATATCCGCGAGGATCTCGTTGGTCTCGTTCAGGATCTCGATGACGTCCGCGATGGAGCCGTCGGGATCGGTGACCTTCGCAAGATCTGCGAGGGTCGGGTTCTTGACGCTGAGTGTGGCCATGTTGGGCCCTCCTTATATCACGCCGATTTGTCGAACATGGACGGGTACATCCGCTCTTCCGGCCGCTTGATCGGGGGCTGCTTCTCCCCGGTGATCAGCGACGGATCGGCGATTGCCTTGCCCACGCGGTTCAGGAAGCGCAGCACCGCGGGATGGTTGCCGATGGCCATGCCGTCCGGGTTGTCAGGGGTCGGGGATCGCATGAGCGCCCGCAGGTCGGCATCGCCGAACTGCTTGAGGGCGCTTTCCGCGACGGCGAGGTTCTCCTTGAACTGCTCGCCCCCGATCTCCTTGTCGGTCTGTGCGCTCTTGCGCCAGTCCTCGACCCGGCCGTTCCAGCTCTCGACAGCCGCCTCGTTGAGCTGCTGCGCGCGATTGATGTCGAACTCGATCAGGGACTGGTACTGCTGTTGCGTCAGCCCCATCTCGCGTGCCGTGTCGGCGAACGCATCAATCCTGCCCTTGGTGTCCTCATCAAGTTCGAGGCCCTCGGGCGGCTCGAAGGTGTACTGTTCCGGCACACCCTCACTTCCACCGCTCTCGTCATCCGACAGCAGATCGGCGGCATTCTTGTCCTCGCCCTCGGCACCCTGTGCGGCCTCGGCGAGCGTGGTCTGATCGGCCCCGGTGGTGTCGGTGGCCGTTTCGGTTGTTTCGGTTGCGTCGGCGATCAGGTCGCCGGTGGTCTCTTCGGTCATCGGTTCTTCCTCTCTTCCTAGTCGCTGAAGTGGTTTTCCTGCAGCATCAGGACGTACTTGGCCTTCGCCTGCGTGCGGACCTGCTCAAGCAGCGCCTCGCCCACCGACCGGGCCCCCTCGTTGAAGGCAGTGCTGTCACTGTCACCGGGAATGTGACTGAGCCTGCCAACATGACATGTACCATAGATCAGGTCGTACAAGAACCGGCGGCCGCGCGGCTCCTTCAGGATGTAGTCGAGATCGCGCTCGCGGTCCTGCTCGGCCTTCTGGGCCTTGGCGACCTGCGCGGGATCGGAGGCGTCGTAGGTCATACCGTCCGCTGGCCTCCCTGCAGCAGGCTCGTGAGAGCGTTCGGGTTCTGGGTGTCAGCCTCGGACAGCACCTTGGCGGCCTGCGCGCCCTGCTGGACCATTGCCATCTGCTCCTGCTGTGCCTGCGCCTCGCGCCGCTGTTCGCGGATGGCGGCGACCTGATCGGCGTCGCGGATGACCTCGGGGCTGGTGCCGAGGATCTCGCCGTAGTTGCGGATGGCCTCGTCGGCGTCGAGGTTGTCGACGATCTCGGGGAACACGGCCGACAGGTTGCCAGCGAACGAGAAGGTGCGTTCGATGGATGCCGCGGCGACCGCCTCCTGCGCCTGCGCCAGCAGCGAGATGTACTTGACCTCGAGGTCGACGCCCTCGATGGCGGGCGGAGGGGGCGGCAGCATGCCTGCCTCCAGCGCGAACAGGAACACGTCCTCGATCAGCGGGTCGAGGAACTCGGTGTTCAGGCGCTGCAGGACCGGGCCGAGCAGGACGAGCTTCTCCTCGTGACGCTCGGCCACCTCGGTGGCGGTCATCATGCGGCGGTCGCTGTTGATCATCATCGCGAAGAGGTCGGCGTAGAAGCCGCGCTGGATGCGCTGCTGCACCTCTTGGATGTCCATCATCATCTCGTTGATGCGGGGCTGCACGGTGTAGGCGGGCTGGAAGCCTTGCGTGCCCTGCTGCGGGTCGACGTAGGTCGTGCCGCCCGGCAGCACGGTGGACGGCTTGCCCTTCAGCGACAGGCTCGCGACCATCGGCGGGTTGACCATCTTGTCGATGGCCTGCGCCTTGCGCTTCTGCTCGTGCTGCAGCTGCTTGATGTCGCCGAGCTGCTCCATGCCGGGGCTGACGCCGTAGACGTCCCCGCCCAGCACATCCCAGCGCGGGCAGTACGCCGGGAACCGCTCGAAGCCGCCCTCCTGCAGGAGCTTATCGCCGTCGGCCCCCTTCTCCATGTAGACGTCCATGAACGGCCGGTTCTTGGGATCGAGCGGCCGGGTCAGGTCTCGATCCTCCATGCGGCGCGGCTGGATCAGGTGGATGACCTCGACGCGCTCGTCGTAGTTCTTCTGGTCCCACAGCCTCTTCACGGCCTTCGAGACGTTGGACCAGTCCTCGCTGCCGTCGATCTTGTTGATCACGAACTGCTCGACGATCTGCGACACGCTCATCGTGAACTCGCGGCCGAGGGTGTCGACCTCGCCGAACTCGTTCTCGGCGATGACGTACTCGCCCGCGGTGAACGGGCGGAACGAGACGATGTCGGTCGGATGGCGGCGGCGGTAGAGCGCGGCGGTGCCGAACGCGCCCAGCTCGGTGTAGACGGTCGAGGCGGCGTTGTAGAAGTTCGACCGGGTCAGGATCGTGCGGATGATCCGCTCCACCTGCCCGAGCCAATCCTTGACGCCGGTAGCGTCCATCATGTCCGGGTCGGGCGTCTGCAGACGGAACCACGGCCGGGCCGGGCTGGTCATGCCCGACATCATGCCAGCGCCGAGCGTGCGCAGCGCCTGCCCGGCGGTGTTGTCGACGATCTTGGTGCTGCGCTTGCGGCCCTTGCTGTTCTGGCTCTCGATAAGGTAGCGGCCGCGGCGCGGCAGCAGGTAGTCGGTGATCTCGATGTAGTGCGACCGCCAGCTCGAACGGTCGTCCTCCAGCCGCTTCCACCGCATGAAGATCGCGCCACGCTTGCCCTTCAGCGAGCTGTTCATCAGGTTCTCTGGCGTCTGCGCGACCATCCGGTCAGCCCTCCGATAGTGCAGGCGAGGCCGGGCGCGGGGCAGGCGGCTGCCCCTTTGCCCGAGCGGTGATCGCCGCGTTGGTGCGTTGCTGCGCCATCACTGGCCCGTCAGCGCCTTGAGTGCGCGCTGCGTGTCGGCGAGGCCGAGGCCCGCGCTGCCGCCCATGTTGCGGACGCTGCCGCCGACGCCCTGCTGCAGGCGAGCCCGTCGCGTGGCGTCCATGCGGGCGCGGCTGCCAGCGGCGTCCTGCATGGTCGGCGCGGGCGGCGGTGCCGCGGGCGGAGGCGGGGGCGGCGGGGCGCGACGACCACCGCCACCGGGCAGGGTCAGGTACAGGGCGAGGCGTGACATGCGATGTCTCCCGAGCTGGTCTTGATGAGGTGCTGCCGCAGCTGCCACGGCGTGAGGGCGAGCGAGCGGATGCCGCAGATCGACTTGGTCATGCCGACGCAGTTGTTCAGGATGAACGGCCCGGTCAAGCGATGCTGGCCCCGGCGGATGCCGATGACCTCGAGCCCCTGCTGCCGGAAGTGCTCGGCGATGGGGTAGTCGACGTCGGCCAGCACGCTGGTGACGTGACCGGCGAGGCGCAGGTCGTGGCCGACCCAGCCGTGCTTCCGGTCGTCGATGACCGCGCACCAGACGTGCCGATAGCCCCGCTTCAGCAGGCCGCCGAACGGGTGCGCGTTCTCGTTCTGGAATATCACAAGGGCGTCGATCATGCGCGGAATGTACACGACGCCCGTCAACCTGTCGAGACGACGCTCAGAACGGGTCGTATTCGTGGGTCGAGTGCGCGTAGTCGGCACCGCCGTAGCCTGCGCGCTGAGTGTGGCTGACGGGCAGGGCGTAGGTCAAGGCGAGAGCGTCGGCCATGTCGGGCGATGACATGCCGCGCTTCTTCATGTCCTCCTTCCGCTCAAGCTGGATCTCGTTGCGGATGTTGTAGCCGTACTCGACGCCGGTCAGGTCGGTCTTGAGATCCTCGTCGTCGGGCAGCCGGATGCCCGTCTTGATGGCCTCGCGCAGGTTGCCCCACATCTGGGCGCGCATGTTGGCATAGCCCTTCTGCGTCGCCCTCGACCCAAAGTTAATCTCGATCACATCGTGGCCGAGCTGGCGCAGCCGGTCGACCACCGGGCCGCCGACGCCGCCGCCGTCGACGAGGATCGCGTCGGGCCGCTTCTCGTTGGCGAGGCGGGACACCTCGGCCGCCAGCGTCATGCTGTCGATCTGCTGGTACACATGGAAGCCGGGCGTGTCGGCGTCGCGCCCGTGCCGCATGTAGATCACGCTGCTGTCGTCGCCGAACCGGGCGACGTCGACGCCCATGATGAGCGGCTCACTGGGCCCGACGTACACCTCGTGCTCGATGCACCTCTCGACGTCGCCGACCGAGATGAACTGCAGCGAGCCAGCGTCGGGGAACATCCCACGCACGCGCACCTTGAAGAAGTCGCTGTCCTCTCCGTAGTCCTTTTCCCATTGGTCGAAGAGCTCCTTGTTGGTCTGCTCGACGTCCCGGCTGTCGATGAAGCGCCGGATGTAGTTGTTGCGGAACCGGCCGACCATGTTCTGGTAGAACCGACCGCTGTTTCGCGTCGGGTTGCCGAAGTCGAAGGTCATGGGCTCGCCGTCGGTCAGGCCGCCCTCGCGCACCTCGTAGATCCGGTCGGGCACGGCCGACGCCTCGTCGAAGATGTAGAACGGGGTCGAGTTGGCGGCGTGCAGGCCAGCGAACGCCTCGCTGTTCTCCTCGCGGCTGGTGAGGGCGTCGACGCGCCACGTCTCGCGGAACTCCTTGTGGTACATGTTCAGCGAGCCGCTGCCGCTGTTGAGCTCGTACCAGTGCTGCGTCAGGCCCATGCTGTGCCACTTGGCCAGCTCCGACCACGTCTTGGTGCGCAGCTGCTCGCCGGTGTTGGCCGTGACCACGCCCTTGGCGAACGGCCGGGTGTCCATGATCCAGCGGATCAGCCACGCCACGATGGCCGACTTGCCGATGCCGTGGCCCGAGGCGGTGCTGAACTGGATGGGCGCGACTGGGCGGGTGCCATCGAAGCCGCGGGCGGCGACCTCCTCGCCGATCTCGACCAGCAGGTCTCGCTGCCAGTCCTGCGGCCCTGCCCGGCCGCGCAGCTGCCCGCTGCCCCACGGGTAGCTGATCAGGACGTGACGAAGCGGGTCGGCGTAGCAGGCCGCCATCTCCTTCGCCAGCTCCGCGTTGGCCGTGGCCAGATCGGTCATGGCACCTCAAGCCAGTCGATGGGTTGGTAGGCCTGCGCCTCCCAGTTGAAGACCTCGAGCTCACCGTCCTCGCGCTCGAACACCAGCACCGGCGGGCCGCCTGCGTCGTTCGGCTCGATGGTCATCGACGTCGCGCTGTTCTCTGGAATGTCGAAGGCGATGTGGAAGCTAGGCGAGCGGGTCATAGTCATGCACCGTCTCGGTGATCGCTGCAGGGTGGCCGCCGGGGCATTCCTGCGGCGCTGTCGATGCGCGTGCACCGCACCGCTTGCAGATCTGGTCCGACCCCTGACCGGGCAGCGCCGGGCCGAACTCGTGCGGGCGGCTAGTGTACGCGCTGTTCGTCATGCTGATCCCCCAGCTGCTGCGCCGCCAGAGCGCGCCCCTGCTGCAGCCGCTCGACGAGCTGCTGGCCTTGGAACACGTTCACATCGGCCTCGATCTTCGCGGGCAGCACCTTGGCCAGCAGCGTCAGGTACGCCTTCGGCTCCTGCAGCGCCATCGCGGTCAGGTACTCGGCCCCGCCGACGTTGGCGAAGCTCTCCTCGATGGCCTCCTTGAGCAAGACGGTGGTCTTGTTCTTCGATCCGCGAGCTCGGCCCTTGCCCGCGTTCGGCGGCATTGTGCCCTTCTTCGCAGCCATCAGCAGGTGATCTCCTCTCTACAGTTTCCGACCCAGTATGCCGCAAGAAGGGCCGCTTCCGCAATGCCGTCGTCGACCTGCTCCTTCAGCAGCTGATCAGCCACCTCTCCGAAGCGAACCTTGGCGGCGTCGATGCTGGCGCGTTTCTCGCTGCCCAGCCCCATCGCCTTCTTCCACGTCGCAGGCGCGACGTACTCGATCCGAGCGCCGGTGCTGGCGACCAGCGTCTCGATGCCGCCGAGCATGCGCCCGAACTGAAAGCTCGAGCTGACGCCCTGCCGCGGCATCGCGTGGACGCTCTCGATCACGGCGACGTCGAACGGGACGAGGCAGTCGTCCCACCAGTGCAGCACGGCGCGGGCGTCGACGCTCGCCTTGCCTCGGATCTTGACGATGGGCATGCGGATGCCTTTGACCAAACGACCGCCGTGCAGGATCGCCAGCCCGCCGTACTGGCCGGGATCGACCCCTAGAACTCGCATGCTGCTCATGCCGAGCGCCCCCACTTCAGGACATTCGACACAGAACCCCAGAACGGTGAGCGCGCACGGCACCACGCCCTACGAAATGATCTCGGCTGATCGTACAAGCCTGCTTCTGCAGCTCGATCCCAGATCCGGCGGGCGCTAACCTCCCCGACAACATCCGATGCCGCCTGCATCAGCAGCAGCATGACCTGCGCCTCTGGCCGCTCCTCGACCTCGACCGGCTCTGCTGGCTCGACGCCCAGCCGACGAAACGTCGGCGAGATTGATGCTGATTGCGTCTCTGGCTTGCTCATTGCAGCTCTCCTGCGTTACAGTCTTCAAGTTCCAGTGGTGTGGAACAGAGCCTACGAGCTCCGACGCCCTCGGTCAACCAGCTGTTGTGGTCACCTCCCGACCCGTCTTCCGGCTGGATCACGACCGGGGGCGTTGTCGTTTTCGACCTCTTGTCAGCATCTGAAAACCTGTGTCCCCAGCACCTCTCGGAGGGCACGCGAGCCTCGCGCGCGTGCCCCTACCGTAGGTAGGGGTTGCACCACCACCTATGCAAAGCACTGATTTCATTGATGTTTTGTAGTGCAATGGTGCATCACCATACACCATGTAAACCATTGAAATCATTGCGTTTCCTTGCTCAATGGTGCATGCACCATATGCACCCTGCACCTTTTTTGCACCTACTCGCACCGCTTGATCCTCACCGTCAGAACAGGCCGCTTCGCGGTCCCCTTGGTCTTGTAATCGACGGCCACGAAGTGACCTGCGGCGCGGGTCTGGGCGGCTAGGACTTCGAGCAGTCGGGCACCCCGTCCACGGCTGCTGACAATCTTGTCTTTGCCGTCGTGATCCCAATGCTCGACCATGTTGTCGCGGAAGAACTGGTCGACGGCTGCCAGCGACGTGTGGTGGTCACCCTCTCCTAGCATCGCCACGAGACCGCCTGCCCAAGCGATCTTCTGGCCCGCGTCGGCGAGCTTGGCTGCGCCGCCGATGGCGTTCTCCATCTCTTCCTCGGCCTCCGACAGCTCGACCCATTTGAGCGCACCGATGGGTTTTCCTCCGGGCCGCACCGGGTGCGACACGAACTGGTAGACGGTCGATGGCAAATGCTCGCCCTCGCGTTGCTTGGCATGGTCGGTCACGATGTACTTCGGTACCCGGCCGTCGCGCTGCAGCTGGAAGAGCTTGCGCCGGTTCTCCTTGGCGCTGTTGCCGCTAACGCAGCTTGAGGGCAGGAATGGGAACAGCGTGAAACCGCCGTCGAGGGCAGAGTAGATCGCGCCACTGCCGCGCCATGCGCTGCCGTCACCCCTGAGCACGTCGGGTGCCTCTGTCCGATCCTTGGGCGTGTGGTGGATGAACATCACGGCGGCTTTGGTCTTCTGCGCGATGTAGTGAAAGCACGAGATGACCTGATCGACGCTCGACGCGCTGTTCTCTTCTTCGCTGCCCAGCGTGTTAAACGGGTCAAAGATCACGACCCCGATCTCCTCTTTCCTGACCTTGTCGCAGATCTTGTCCAGCAGCGGCAGGTCGGGCACCAGCGCACCGTCTACCTGCGTCAGGAAGCGGACCCTGCCGCTGTCCTTTCCCCGCACCCACGATTTGCGGCCGCCGACCAGCCCGTTGGCGTGCATCGCCGCCTTGATCCGGCGCTGCAGATCCTCGCCCTTTTCTTCGTTGGCGAAGTACAGGGTCGAGATCGGCCGGTTGGCGGCAGGCAGGCCCATCAGGTCGGTGCGCCCGGTCAGCAGGCAGGCAATCAGCAGCGCGATGTAGCGGGTCTTGCCAACGCCGCTCGGGCCCGCGATGGAGATCAGGTCGCTCGCAGGGATCATATCGTCGACGAGCCACTCGATGTCCGCCAGCTCTGTGCGCAGCAGTTCGTCGCCGTCGATCAGCGTGTAACCATCCTCGTCGACCTCGGCTGCGGGCAAAAGCTTTTCCGGCTTGGGCTTCAGGTGGTGCCGCACGCTGCCGCCGGTGTAGGGCTTGCGCCCCTCGGCCAGCAGCTCGGCGGGCTGGGTCGCGCTGTCCCACATCTTGAGCGCGTCGATCTCGAGCTGGTCCTTGTCGTCCTCGCCGTCCCACTTGCGGCACCACTCGACCCACGCCTCGCGCGCCGCGTCCTCGTGCTCGGTGCCCCACGTCTCGAAGTGCAAGCCCATGCCGACGGCGAGCCACTGCTCGCGATCAGGTAGCGTGTTCTCGGCCTGTTGTACGATCTCGATCAGGCGCTCGGCGTCTTCGCCCCGGCGCGCCTGCAGCAGCCCTGCCGCCATCGGATCGACCACGACCTTGGCGCGGGTCGGCACCCAGTCGGGCAGCTCGATGGGGTCGTCCTCGTCGACCCACTCGTAGGTGCCCTTCTCGAACCGCGACGGCGGCAGGACGACGACGCCCGTGTGCTTGATGTCGACGCCGGTGTAGCCGTTGAACTTGCCGGGGAAGCGGTTGCCGCCGTCCTTGAAATAGTGGTGCTCGCCGCCGCTGGCCGAGGCCACCATCATGGTGTCGGGCATCTCCCGATCCCAGTTGCACTCCGGCTTGTAGGTGTCGAGGTCGATCACGACGAAGCCGTTGGCCGCCGGGTTCATGCCGATGTTGTGGTCTGGGTTGCGATCCCACCACGCCTCGACGTCCTCGACGCTCATGCGCTCCTTCAGGTAGCCTTTGATGGCCGGGCGCTTCGTCCCCTCATAACAGGGGAAGATCCACAGCCCGCGCTGCGCCAGCTCTATCGCTGCTTTCTTGAGTTCAGACATGCCTATGCACTCCATCTGGTGTTGACGGAGGACGGGCGCGCAAGATACTGTGGGACAGGACTTCTTCCCACAGAGGGGATCTTGCTCATCCGCCTCCTGTACTGGCCCGGCTGCTCACCCAGCCGGGCTTTTTCTTGGGCCCCCACCATACGAGCCGCCATCCTCGCCGGTCAATCCGAGAAGTTTTTGCGCGCACCCACTTGTCAGCTGCTGATCAGCATCTTATATGTTGATCACCGGGGCGCGGTGCCCCGGCCACACCACAGGAGACCAAGACCATGCGCTTCAAGATGTACAAGACCGTCGACGGCGGCACCGCCATGATCAGCATCGACAACGCCCTCGCCGAGATCCGCGAGCTCGGCCACACCTTCGCCGTCACGCTGGCCGAGCGCGGTCACAAGACCGAGGAGACCGACCTGATGTCCGGGCTCGCCGCCTACCACCTGCTCGACCTCAAGGGCGTGAACGCGCGCCTCGACGCCGCCCACAGCATGGTCATCAAGGAGATCACCGATGCCATGTTCGACCGCACCCTCATTGCACAGGAGAAGACCAATGACTGACACGACGACAGAGGCGGTGGAGCGGCTGGCTACATACTTTGACCGAAACGTGGCGGCGCTCGATCCAATAGCAACGCAGAGCAGAGGATATGACGCAGCCGACACCCTCCGCGCCCTCGCCGCCGAGCGTGACGCCCTCACCGCCCGTGTGGCGGAGCTGGAGGCGGAGAACGCGCGGATGCGGGCCGAGGGGCTGCGCGAGGCGGCAGGGTTGATAAAGCCTCCGAAGTTTTGCCTGCCCGATCAGGTTGGCCGCGTGGAGGCGATGCACGAAATGAGACACGCCATCCTCGCCCGCGCCGACGAGATAGAAAGAGGAGAAGGGTGATGCAGCGCGACGATCTTGCGCCGTGGGCGCGCTGGATGCCGGGTTGGCTTCTGATGGTGCTCCTATTGGTTTTAGCCACAATCAATATTCCGATTTTCGCCGCCAACGGCCTAAAGCACGGGCTGATAGAATGGTGGAGCACCTTCATGTCGGAAACGTCAATGTTGCGAGTGATGCTGCGCAACGAAAAAACCCCCGCGCCGGGGGCAAGTAAGCGCCGCGCGGCTGAGATTGAGAAAGGGGACGGGTGATGGGTTGGGGCGCTGCGCAGCAGTTCTACGAAGACAATAGGGCGTGGGTCGATAGCCCCGAACAGGCTTACCGGATACTCTACGGCGATGAAGAGCGTCGCCCGGCAAATAAACCGGCTTGCCCTTTGTGCGGGCGGAAGTTCCGCAGCAAGCGGGCTCTGGCAGACCACACCCGAGACCGGCACGAAAAAGCCCCGCCAACCGAAGCTGACGGGGCCAGACCAAGCGGCCCAGACGTGGGCTAAACGCCAAGGCCTCGCGGACGCCCGGCACCATGCCGGGCGTCGGCCAGCCTACACATCTCCGGCCACCGATCAAGCCGTTGACCTGCGGCTTCAGGTCAGGCACACCTGATCGCGCGGCGCGCCACCATCAATCCTTACCGCTTGCGGTTTTCGCGATTGGTCGAGCTCTACCGAATGCGCCACATTCACCGGCGCGCCGCACGATACCCCCTTGACCAGCATCTGATCAGCATCATATGCTCCCCTTGTCGCCCGATTGGCGGCTGTAGACTGTAGCGACGTAGGACACACCACATGAAACTGCTCCCCCACCAGATCGAGGACGCCCAGTTTCTCGCCGACCGCGAGATCGCTGGCTGCTTCAACGGTATGGGCACCGGCAAGACCCGCACCGCCCTTGAGGCCCTCGTGATCGCTGAGGTGCTCCGCACCGTGATCGTCGGCCCGCCCATCTCGCTCCGCATGTGGGCCGCCGAGGCCGAGGCCCACCTCGGGTGCCGCGCCCAGATCCTCGCCAAGGGTACGACCGAGATCGACCCCGAGGTCGACGTTCTCATCTGCTCGTACGAGATAGCGACCAAACGCCAGCACGAGCTGATGCGCTGGGCCGAGCACCTGCTGGGCGGTCGCCGCACCGCGCTGATCTGCGACGAGAGCCACGCCCTGAAGAGCACCAAGGCCAAGCGCACCAAGGCCATCCTCGGCAAGGGCGGCATGGTCAACGCCTTCCAGCACAGCTGGTTCCTGACCGGCTCGCCGATGACGCGCTGGGCTGACGACCTGATCCCGTTCCTGTTCCGGGCCGCGCCGCAGGAGATCAAGCGCAAGATCGGCACGCTGTCCGTCGACCGCTTCAACCTGCGGTACTGCATCGTGCAGGAGCGCAAGTTCCCCGGCGCGTTCCGCCCCGTGAAGATGACGGTGGGGTCGCGCAACCTCGACGAGCTTGGAGCTATCCTCGCAAAGTGCGCGACCCGCCGCACGCTGGACGACGTGTGGCAGGACATGCCTGCCATTACACATACCCGCCTGCCGGTCGAAGTGTCGGGCCTCGGCGCGCTCAACCGAGAGCTGGACAAGATGACGATGGCGCAGCTGGAGCGGGCCATAGCCGACAACGACGACAACCTGTCTCGCATGCGTCGGGAGATGGGCGCGTCGATGGTCCCGGCCGCGGCCGACTTCATCTGGCAGCGCGCAGATGCTGAGCAGGGCGCGATCCTCGTCGGCGCGTGGCACCGCGAGGTGATCGACGCGCTGGTCGAGGATCTGCGCGGCAAGAAGCTCCGGGTCGCGCAGCTCGACGGCCGCACGCCGTCGGCCCAGAAGACCGAGCTCCAGCGCCAGTTCAACGAGGGCGAGCTCGACGTGCTGGTCGGACAGATCGGCGCGATGGGCGTCAGCCTCAACCTGCAGAAGGGCGGCAACGCCATCGTCGTGGTCGAGGAGGACTGGTCGCCTAGCGTCATGGATCAGTTCTACGCCCGCCTGCACCGCATGGGGCAGGGCAAGCCCGTTCACGTCGACACCCTCTACGTCGACAACAAGCTCTCGAAGGCGGTCCACCGGATCAGTCAGGCCAAGAGGGCAGCCCACAACACCACCGCAGCAGCACATCAGGAGGCAGCACAATGAAACAGCAGCAGCTGGAGATACAGGTCGCGGATCTGGAGGCGCAGAACGCCAAGCTCCGGGCCGAGATCGACAACCTGCAGGCACCCAAGCCTGCGGCCACCATCCTTGAGCTGATCGGTCCCGAGGCGTTCGAGCGCATGATGGAGCTCTACCCCTCGTTCCGCGAGAGCGGCACGCCCACGCACCCGAGCGACGCCGCGTCGGAGGTGTTCTGGTCCTGTGTGCGCATGCTCAACCGCGTGCAGAAAGAGACCGGCCGGAAGGTCGAGGTCGCCGAGCTGCAGGCGGAGCGCATGACCGCGCACGCGAAAGTGGCCGAGGCCCAGCGCGACCGCATGCGCGATGCGCTCGCCGAGTACGCCATGCAAGCCGTCGAGGGGGATGAGCTGTGATCAAGGATCTGATCCTGACGGGCGCGCAGGCGCTCGACGACAACGAGGGCTTTGGCATCGACCGGGCCAAGTACCTGAACGCCTCGACCGCTGACAGCTGCATCCGCAAGCAGTGGTTCGAGCGTAACCTGCCGCCGGTCGAGCAGGACTGGGGCTTCGCACGGCGCGGCAAGCAGGGCGAGCTCTACCTCGTCGACTGCCTGCTGGCGTCGGGCGCGGAGATGGCCTACGCGGGCGACGATCAGGTGTCTCTGGTCAGCGACGAGCACATGATCTCGGCCACGCCTGACGGCTACCTCTGGGCAGACACCGGCTGGATGGGCGTCGAGTTCAAGACCATCGACCCCCGCACGAACCGGAACTATCTGCCCAAGCCGGAGCACGTCACGCAGCTGCAGATCGGCATGGAGCTGGCGCACCTGCAGGGCGAGGACTTCCCCAAGCCGACGGCCGGGAAGATCGTGTACATGGACGCCTCGAACTATAACGACATCATCGAGTTCGACGTACAGCGCGACCGCGACATCCTCGACCGGCTGGCACCGCGGGCCAAGAAGATGCTCAGGGCAAAGGGTGCCGACCGGCTCGACCGCGAGGGCAAGCGGTCGGGCGAGTGCAAGAAGTACGGCGGCTGCCCCTTCGCGGAGCAGTGCGGCGTCGAGATCGAGGGCCCGGCCACCGTCACGCGCGGCAACCGCGGCTCGAACCTTGATGCGGCCGTGCAGGCGTACGTCCTCGCCAAAGCGGATGAGGACGACGCCAAGGCGCGCAAGGCCTCGGCCTCCGAGGACATCAAGACGGAGCTCCAGTCTCGCAACGCGCGCGAGCTGATCGTCGGCAACCACCGGGTCTCCATGACCTCGGTCGCGGGCCGCCGGTCGTACGACTGGAAGAAGATGCAGGCGGCTGGGATCGACCTCAGCCCCTTCATGACGGTCGCAAAGGCGAGCGAACGCCTGACCGTCGAGTGAGGCCCAGACAGCCTCTGTTGAAACGTGCAACGTAGAAGGAGCACATCATGTCTACATCTCTCGCAGCCTACGCCAAGGGCGGCAACCTCCCCTCCATCGACAAGGACGCAATGGCGCGCGCCCTGTCGCAGGCCAGCAATGAGGAGAGCACCGGCTCTGCTAGCGACGGCGTCGAGTACGTCGCCTTCTCCGGCAAGACCGGCGCGATCACCTACGGCCGCGACCGTGACGACCTCGATCAGGACGAGATCTTCCTGATGGAGCCGCGCTCGGCCTTCCGCGGGTGGATCTGCTGGAAGGACAACAAGCCGGTGGCTCGCCACCAGTGGTCGGTCTACCAGCCCGAGATGGCGATCCCCGAGCGCGAGCTGGAGGATAAGGGCCCCTACGCTCGCGCGCAGGACGGCTGGCAGTCGATGCTCGGCTTCGGCTTCATGTCGACCGAGAGCGAGGAGGTCGTGCAGTACTCGTTCAGCACGAACAGCGTCAGCGGCAAGAACGCCGTCGGGGATCTGTTCAACGAGATCGCCGAGCGCACTATGCGCGGCGAGCCGAACTTCCCCCTGTTCCGCTTCACGCGCGAGAAGTTCCAAGCGCAGGGCGAGTGGAACTTCAAGCCGAAGTTCGACATCGACGAGTGGATCACCGAAGCCGAGGCCGCCGAGATGCTCGGCGGCGCAGCCGAGGCAGAGCCCGAACAGGAGGAGGTCACCCCCGAGCCTGAGCCGGAGCCCGAGGCACCCAAGCGCACCCGCCGTCAGCGGCGCACCTGATCACCGGGGCGGGCCTTTGGGCCCGCCCTTCCACCACACCGCATAGAGGACACCAACATGTCAGACGACACCGACCGCCCCGACAGCTACCGAGTGACCGCGGACGAGCTGCGCCAGTTCATCGAGCGTTTCGAGCGCCTCGAGGCCGAGAAGAAGGACATCGCCGACCAGCAGAAGGAGGTCATGGCCGAGGCCAAGTTCCGCGGCTACGACACCAAGGTGCTGCGCAAGGTGATTGCGCTGCGCAAGCGGAACCCCGACGACATCGCCGAGGAAGAGGCGGTGCTGGAGATGTATCGCGAAGCCCTCGGGCTGTAAGCTACTCGGGCGGGCCTTCGGGCCCGCCTCTTCACACCACAGGAAGCCGTCATGGAATACCAGATGATCACGACCGAGGACGAGCTGAACGATCTGCTCGACCGGGTCGGCACCGGGCACGCCGCCCTCGACTTCGAGACCACAGGCCTGCGCCCGGCCGAGAGCGAGGTCAGGCTCGCCCAGATCTGCAACGACGACGTGTGGGCGGTCGTCGACTTCTGGGCCCTGCCGGGCCGCAAGTTCGCGCCCTATGCCGACTGGTTCGAGGATGGCGTCTGGATCGCGTTCAACGCCGGGTTCGAGTACCAATGGTTCGACGCCGCCGACGCGCCCCACGTCCGGGTGATCGAGGTCGCGCACGCCCGCCGCGCCCGCATGGGCGGCGATCAGATGTCGCTGGCGATGATGCTGAAGGCCGACCTCAAGCACGAGATGCCCAAGGATCAGCAGGTCTCGAACTGGGCCGCGCCCGACCTCACCGCAGAGCAGCTCAAGTACGCCGCAGACGACGCCCTGTGGACGTGGAAGCTCTGGCAGCACTGGCAGGCCAAGCTCGACGAGGAGCCCGCTGCACGGGCCGCACAGGCGATGTTCGACGACCTGATCGTGCCGGTCCATGAGATGCGCGAGACCGGGCTGCTGCTCGATCAGGCGCGGCACCGGGATCTGGTCGCGAGCTGGCAGGCCAAGCAGGAGATCTTCGAGGCCAACATCCGCGAGATGGTCAGCGAGGACGAGGTCGCGAACCTGCGGTCGCGCAAGCAGTGGTCGGACTATTTCGGGCAGATCCTGCCCGACGAGTACCTCGCCCATTGGCCGCGCACCGAGAAGACCGGGCAGCTGGAGATCAAGACCTCGACCTGCAAGGAGATGGCCGCGCTCGCGGGCGGCGAGGGCCCGCTCGCCGACGTGCTGTTCAACATCGCCGACCTCACGACCATCAACCAGTACCTCTCAAACTTCGGCGACAAGCTCATCAACATGGCGCAGGGGTCGAGCGACGGCCGCCTGCACCCCAGCTACAACATCGCCCGCGCGGTCACCGGCCGGTTCAGCTCAAGCTCGCCGAACGCGCAGCAGTTCCCGCGCGACCGCGAGCTGCTGGGCGAGCACACCAGCGTGCGCCTGTCGTTCATCGCGCCGCCCGGCAAGCGGCTGGTGTCCCTCGACTACAGCGGCATCGAGCTCAAGGTGCTGGCGCTGCTCGCCGAGGACGACCAGCTGCTCTACGACTGCGTCCACGGCGACCTGCACAGCGAGGTCGGGTCGTACATGGCGGGCTACCGGATCGACAAGAAGACGCCCGATGGCAAGGAGATCCGGTCGCGCGCGAAGGGCGTGTCGTTCGGGATCATTTACGGGTCCGGGTCGCTCGGCCTGTCGGGCACGCTGCGCACCTCGATCTCGCGGGCGCAGGAGCTGATTGACTTCTGGGCCGACCGTTATCCGAAGGCATTCAACCTGCGCAATACGATGATGAACCACGCGCTCGGAGACGGCTACCTGCCGATGGTCGACGGCGGCACGATCTTCCTCGGCAAGAAACCCGACCTGCCGAAGTGCGCGAACTATCCGGTGCAGCGCGCCGCGCTGTCGGTGATGGCGCGGGCGATCATCCGGCACCGGGCGCGGCTAAAAGAGGCGGCCGACCGCGGCAAGCACCTCGGCACCCGGATGGCCGCGACCATCCACGACGCCCTGATCGACGAGGCCCGGATCGAGGACGCGCCCGAGGCGCTGCAGTGGATGAAGGAGGACATGGTCGCAGGCTACCTCGACATCTTCCCCGGCGCGCCGACCGAGGCGCTGGTCGAGGGCGGCACAGGAAAATCTTGGGGCGAATTAGAGGATGAGGAAGTATGACGCCAGAACAGCTTAGGCACAACTTGACTTATGATCCGCTGACCGGCTTGTGGTTTTGGAACATTAGAGTGGGGCGAGGCCGTAACGCCAAAAAGTCTGGCGACCCGGCTGGCTATACTGACCCAGATGGGTATGTCCGTATTATTCCTGATGGCGAGCGAAAGTATTACGCTCATCGGCTAGCCTTTTTCTATATGCTAGGGCGTTGGCCGGAAGCTCAGGTTGATCACATCAATCGCGTTCGCAATGACAACCGCTGGGAGAATCTGAGAGAGGCTACGCTTAGAGAAAACCTGTGGAACCTTGAAGCGACAGCTGATGAACCGTGCATCGAGCGCGTATCTAGTGGGTTTCGTGTTCGTGTCAGCAAAACCTACGCCACACTTGAAGAGGCAGTCGAAGCCAGAGGGCGCGTGCTATCCATACTTGACAGATGCTGATCAGCATCTTATGTCATGGGCACACACCACAGGAGCTTTCGACCATGACTTCCCCGAACCTGATCACCGACGCCGTGGCCGCCCACAAGTTCGCGATGGGCGGTCGCGCTCGCTTCACGCTCGTGTCCAAGCAGACCGGCAAGCGGTACACCTTCCGCGTCGCCAAGGCCAAGGACGCCGAGATGTTCTTCGCCAGCCTGCTGGTCGGCCAGAACAACGAGACCGACTACGAGTACCTCGGCTTCATCAAGGACGATCTCGGCGCGCTGGTCGCGGGCCGCAAGGGCAACGCCCAGCACCCCGCGTTCAAGGCGCTCGACTGGACGCTGCGCAAGCTCGCGGCAGACGACATGCCCGAGCAGCTTGAGTTCTGGCACGAGGGCCGCTGCGGCCGCTGCGGTCGGGCCCTGACCGACCCGGCCTCCATCGACGCGGGCTTCGGCCCCGAATGCATCAACCACATTTGAGGAGCACGCACATGACGTTCGACATCACCCTCGCCATCGCAGAGATCTCCTGCAAGAACCACGAGCCCGACCTCGACACCCTCCGCGCGCGCTACCCCGAGCTCGGCTTTGTCTTCGACCTCCTCGAAGACAAGGTCGAGGAGGCCGACGGCGCGGCGATCAAGCACCTCGAGGAGATGCGGGAGCGCGAGGGCGACCACGAGGAGGAGGTAGATCAGCTGGAGGCGCGCATCAACGACCTGCGTATCGGCCTGCACGAGATCCGCGAGCTGACCGCAGACGCCGAGATCCATCAGATCGTGGAGGAGCTGCTATGAAGTGCCAAGGCCTGCAGTATGGCGACCAGATGATCTGCCACACCTGCAACCTGCGGTGGGGCGTCAACGACCCCGCCCCTCCAGAGTGCCGGGGCGAGGGGCGCAAGAACGATCAGGACAAGACGCCAATGCACCTGCTGCCGCCCGAGCTCTTCACCGGCACGGCGGCGGTGCTGGCCTTCGGGGCGAACAAGTACGCCCCGCGGAACTGGGAGCTGGGCATGGCGTGGCACAGGCCCTACGCCGCCCTCCTGCGCCACATGCTGGCGTGGTGGGCGGGAGAGGACAACGACCCGGAGACAGGCCTCCCGCACACATGGCACGCGGCGTGCTGCATCGCGTTTCTGATGGCGTACGAGCAGCGCGGGATCGGGACAGACGACAGACCGAAGGGAGATCGAGATGGCAAATGAAGAACCGAGCAAGCACGCCGAGGCGCAGCGGTCGTATCACCAGAGGCAGCTCGACCGCGGGCTGGTGCGCCTGTCGGTCTATGTGCCCGACACAGATCGCGATGCGTTCTGGGATGCGGTCGACAAGCTCAGGATCAGGTGGCGCAGGCGTGGCCTGATCGACTAGCGGCAGGCGGCCTGCATCTGCGCCAGCAGCGCCTGCCCGGTCACGACCGACTGGTCCCCACCGTCCGACACCAAGGCCCGCGCGTGTGCTGCGCGGGTCTCTCTCGTTCCGTCGCATAGCGCGTCAGTGCTCACGGTCAGCGTAGTGCTGCAGCCAGTCGCGAGCAGCAGCGGGATCGTTGCCATGTATCTCCGCATCGTCGATGTCCTCCCTCGTCTTCCGGTATGCCTCCAGATCCGCTGTGTGGGCCTGTGAGGAGGCATCCTTCCGTCCGCGCAGGTAGACCCCCACAAAGGCCGCGACGGCCGCCAGTGCCGCCGCCAGCCAGAGCTTGATGCGGGTCAGGATCATTTCTTGGGCTTCTTCTTCTTGCCGTACATCTCGATCACCCCCTTCCTATGTCGTCCACCCGCGCCGCTTGGCGAAGACGTAGGCCGCCTCGGTGGCCGCGCCGACGCCTGCGGCCAGCAGCATCACGATGTCCGGGTCGCCTGCCAGCATCCCCCCGATCTCCATGCCGACCACGGCTCCGACGCCGTAGCGCAGCACGATGCGGATGACGGGCGCGATCATGCCGGGCCCCCCTTGCCGAGGCCGAGGGCCTTGAAGATGGCGTTGAGGATAGCGGCGAGCGGGTTCCTAGTCTCAACAGGCTTTGTGACTGGTGCGGCAGGCGCGTCCTTCAGCCACGTCGGCACGTCGAACGCCGGGCAGCCCTTGTTGGGGTCGACCTCGTTGTGGCCCAGAACCTGCAGCTCGCGGCCCGCGGCGCGGTTGATCTTGGCGATGGTCTCGCGCAGCCAGCGATCCTGCGCCGGGGTGAAGTGGTCGGAGAACTTGTCAGTGCGAGCGCCCCAGCGCCCGTCGGGCCAGCGCCCGCCCGCGAGGGCGAGGTGGATCGTGTCGGTGTTGTGGCCGAACGCCCCTGCACCCGTGTCATCGAATGTGTTGCCGTCGTTGTTCAGGTCGCGGCCCGGCGCACCGCGCCCCTCGTAGTCCCCGATCTCGGCGTAGGCGATGTCGCTCCAGCCCCGACCCTGCGGCTTGGGGTCGGTGTGCCACAGCCTGACCTCAGCGACCATCTGCTCGGCGGTCTTGCCCTGCCCCCAGCTCGGCGGCGTGGCGAGGCAGTGGATCATGATCTTCGTCTTGTGCGCGGGGACGTACATCAGGGGCTCCTCTTGTAGCTCTCGATGATGCGGTCGAGCTTGCTGTCGAGGGCCTCAAGCCGGGCGATCACCCGGTTGATGTCGGCGTGGACTTCGGCCTTCGTGACGTACTCCTTCGCCAGCTCTTCGCGCGTTCGGTTCAGCAGGATGTTCAGCCGCCTCACCTCTTCGACGTAGCTGCGTAGCACCCACCCGATCAGACCAAGGACGAAGGTGAGAACCCCGCTCCAGACGAATGTCAGTTCCATATTCAGCGGCCCCTTCTGCCTTCAATCTCTTCCATGACTAGATACAGCACCTCGAAGGCGCGGCGCGCGCCGTCGGCGATCTCGACCCGGTTGCGCAGGTCGCGCACGAACAGCTCCGCCGCTGGCGGATCGGCGAACACGACGTGGTTCGACGGCAGCTCGACGCCTTTCTCGCGCATGGCGCGCTCGATGACCTGCCCGCCGCGCCGGTGCGCGCCGACGAGGAGGTAGGCCGTGCCGAAGATGAGGGCCGGGCTCACGAGCGACCGGGCGTAGCCCTCGGCGACCCGCGACGGGAACGGGGTCGTGGGCAGCAGCTCCAGCAGGTCGAGCGCCAGCGCGTCCGTGCGACGGACGTGAGCGGGCAGGTGCGGGTCGATGGCTTGATGGATGACCCAGTGGGCGTGCAACCAGTCGCACCACTCCTGCGCGGTGATCGACCCGTCGACCATCCGCTGGGCGAGGGGGTGGCCCTCAGCCTTGTGGTGCAGATCGCGCGTTGCTTCCCACAGCGGACCCATCAGTCGAACGACCCGCCCAGCTCGATCACCCGCGCCCGCCATTGGCGGAGGCTGGTGAACTGCTCCAGATCGGCCTGCCCGGTGGCGAGGTGGCCGCCCGGCTGGAGGGTGCCGAAGACAAGCTCCGGCCCCTGTGCGATCCAGTAGATCGGCTTGTCGGTGTCATTCACCAGTTCGTGCAGTGCTTTCACGCCGCTCATACCACCTGCCCTCCGTCAACGATGGTCCATGCCGCCCCGGTGCGCAGGACGGTAGCCGAGGCCAGATCGCCGTCCCACGTCGTGACGAGCTGGGGCGCGTCCAGATCGCCCACATCTTGCTGCGTTGCCTGCACCACGTCGAGGTTGTCGCGCAGCTCCCACACGCCGCCGGTCTTGATGAAGTACCAGTCGTTCGTGTTCTCGTAGAGCTGGGTCACCGCGCTGTAGAGGTAGTCGCCATCGGCCAGCGGATCGCCCGCGCTCGACACCGTGAGGCGGTTCGAGTTGGTCAGGTAGGCCCGACCCTCGACCGCGTCCTCGTACAGCTCCCCGACGAAGTAGTCGGTGTCGTTGTAGGTGCGGTCCCCGAACCCTGCGGACACGTTGAACGGACCGTTGTTCCCGGTGGTGTTGTTGGCCCACCCGGCGAGCAGCTTGGAATAGTTCTCTGTCGAGAATGATGTCTGCCCTGCACCACCTGTCATGAAGTCCTGCAAAGACACGCCAGCTGCGCGCAGGTTCCAAGACGAAATGTCTTGGTCGAACTGGATGTTCAATAGCCCCGTAGTCGTCGACCCGATGACCGCAAACATCTGCGACATATCCTGAACGCTGGATACATCCCAGTTGTCCAAAGGCTGATTAAACGCATTAGGCTGACCGAACGAAGCCCTGCTGTCTTGTGCGAACATGCGCGCCATATTTGTTACGTTTGACACATCCCAGTTGTTTATATTTTGGTTGAACTTGTTGCCGATGCTATCAGCATGGAACATATCCGACATATCCGTGACACCCGATACGTCCCAGTTATTCAGAGGCTGGTTGAACTCCCGAGCAGACCTGAATAGCGCAGACATGTTGGTGACGCCAGATACGTCCCAAGAGTTGATAGACGGGTGGTTAAAAGCATACGCTTGTTGAAACATACTTGAGATATTAGGCGGAAGCTGTACGCCAGTTACGTCGCTGTTCATTGCAGTACCAGAAAACATCGCATTTACGCTGGTGGCGCTCGACAAATCCCAGCCGGTAATAGGGGAGTTAAAACTAACCGCATTGACAAACATAAACGAGAAATCTTGCCCATTAGATACGTTCCATCCAGAAATGTCCCGGTTAAACTGGGATGCCGACTGAAACATTCTATGAAAATCAACACAGTTTGAGACATCCCAGTTTGCTACGTCGTAGTTTCCCGGCGTCGAAAGAAACATTTCCCTGAACGTGACGACGTTAGAGACATCCCAGTTTGCAAAACCTGATGCGTTGCTGAACCCAAACATGCTGCGAAACGAGAAAGACATATCAGTAACGCCTGACGTGTCCCAAGTCTCGATCCCAATACCAGTCACAACACTTGAGACATAAAACATCTCCTTTATGCTAGTGACATTCGCCGTGACATAACCCGTCATATCGGGATTGGTTCCAGCGTATTGCCGGAACATGCGATACATATTTGTTGCGCTAGATGTGTCCAAACCAGCCAAGTTACTCTGTGTTTGAGGACTAAGGTAAAACATCTCACTCATGTCTTGGATGTTGGATGTATCCAAAGACGCAGGGTCAAAACCGGGGTCGGCATTGTAGAACATGCCCTGCGCGTCCGTCACCTGCGGCGGCAGGTTCGGCGTGACAACGGTCGTGTTCTGCGTGCAGTTGCGGAACATCTCGCGCAGCGAGGTGAGGCCGAGGTTGAAGCCGATGTTGTCGACCCGGACCAGCCCTTGGATGTTGGTGTTGCCGCCGTACTGCTCCAGCTGACCGCTGATGACGACCGTCACCAGACCCGTCACGCCTGCGGCGTAGGTGTGGTTCTTGTAGCCCGAGGTGGTGAAGGTTTCCTCGTTGCCGTCGCCCCAGTCGACCGTGACGTTGACCACCCCGCCGTAGATGCCAAGCGGCAGGGTGATCGTGCGGCTGTTCGCCAGCGCCGGGTCGTAGACCAGCACCATCGAGCCTGCGCCCTTGTTCACGACGCGGGCGACCGTGTAGTTGGTGAAGGCTGTGGGCGAGCCCACGCCGGTCAGGTTCGCGCCGTAGCGCGCCCGCCACAGGTAGTTACCGCCCTCGGCCAGCTCCTCCGGCAGCGTGAGGGCTGCGCCCAGCTGCGAGGTAACCTCCAGCAAAGGCGGGTCGACCTCGGGGTCATCCCCCTCGTTCCAGAACTGGAACTCGGTCTGGACGTACTGCAGGCCGAACAGGCTGAAAAACGGCGTGATCTCGACCTCGCCCGTGATCGCGCCGACGCGCGTCACCGGCTCCGGGTCGCTCAGGAGCGGCGGGTAAAACTGGGCGATGGGGGTCGAGTACTGCGACTGCGTGCCGTTGGTGCCGAGGTATTTCGCGCGCCACCAGATCACGTCGCCGGGCTCGAACCCGTCCTCCGGGTAGAGGATGTCGTAGATGTTGGTTGTGGTGCTCGTGACCGTGCGCGTCTCGACGTTCGCGCCGACCGAGAAGTCGGCGATGCCGTCGGCGTTCCACTCGTAGATGATCCCGATCTGGGTCTCCCCGGTCGGGCTGGCGAAGGGCGACAGCGTCAGCTGCGCCTGCTGCTCGATGGTCAGCGGCGGCACGCCGCGGGGGCGGGCGATGTCGACCGTATCCTGCGGGATCGTCCAGCCGGAGCCGTCCGAGAAGTAAATCTGGTTTTCGGAGTAGACCACCGCGCCTTCGTAGGCTGCGGCGTCGAGCTTCGTCAGGTCGACGTCGACGCCCTGCCCGATGAACTGGTTGCGGCCAGAGCCGTAGCGTGGGTTGCTCATGTGATGACCTCGAACTGTTCACGCTGGTTGAGGATGAACGAGAAGTGGACCGTCGCGGTCGTCGCGGTCGCGCACTGCAGCTGCAGGATCTCATCCGACTTGAGCACCTGCCGGTCCATGTCGAGCAGGATGTAATCCCCGACCGGGATTTGGATGTCGGTCAGCAGGGCGAAGGGGTTGCTCTCGGTGTCGAGGATGCGCGCTGACACCGTCGTCGCCAGCGGCGACGTGTTGGCCACGATGAGGCCCGTCATGATGGCCGCAGCCCCGACGTCTGTCTGCGGGTCAGGCCCGCTCGCAGGGATGCGGTAGAGCGGCGTCTGGTAGACCTGCGTCCACTCGTCGGTGATGGTGGTGCGAACGACCTCGAACAGGTTCAGAGGCGGGCGTGGCGTTACGATGATCGGCATGTCAGCCTCCTACTCCGATGATGAGGGGGAGAGCGATGTTCTGCACACCACGGCTGAATGCCTGCCCCTCGATGGTGTTGCGCTCGAAGTCGACCCGCAGGTCTTCCCCGAGATAGGTGTCGCCAGTCTCGGTCGAGAACGTGGCGTAGACCCGGCCCCCGCCGTCCTTGTAGATCGCCAGCGTCGGGTCGCTCGCCCGGCCCGTGCCGCGCTGCGAGATCGGCAGCGAGTTGTAGTTCACGCCGGTCCCGGCGTAGCTGAACTGCTGGCCGGTGGCCTCGATCACCGACGGAAAGCCGGTGGTCTGGGGGTCGGAGAGCTGGGCAGCCAAGAAGGCGAAGAGGTAGTCCAGCATGTCCTCTGCGGGCAGGATCACCTGCGGCGGGCGCAGCTTGATCTCGGCGAGGAGGATCTCGTACGACCGCAGGAAGATCGGCAGGAGCGCCGGGTCGAAATGGTACTCGGCGTTCCAGTCGAACAGGCCGCGGATGAAGTAGCGGATGCCGCGCTCCTGACCGCTGCGTAGGTCATCGACGAGGTTCTTCAGCAGGGTCGCCGCATCGCGCCGCGTGAGCGCCTCCTGCTCGACCGTGAAGTTCTGCACCTCGACGAACTCGCTGGCGAGCTGCGCGTACATGTTGTTGATGATCGTGTCGGCGTCGAGAGCGATCTGGTCAGCCGCGGGCTCGTAGACACCTAGCGGGGCGAGGGGGTCGAAGTCGGGCAGCTGCAGGATGTTGCGGAAGCCGGTCGAAGCCAGCGCGTAGTCGCCGAAGGTGTTGTTGGAGTTGGCGACCGTGACCTGCCCGCCCTGATGCGCCCAGAGGCCCACGCGCGACCAGTTCGTGAAGACCGACACCAGCTGCACGAAGGCGTCGCGGATCATCAGGTAGCCGACGCCGTTCGGGTTGATGGCGGTGAAGCTGTCGACCACCACCGACCGCAGGGGCGACGACGGGCCGAGGACCGAGCCGTCGGCGATGATGTTGCCCCCGCCGCGCGGCATCAGCGGGTTGCCCGCTGCCTTGTCGATGGGCAGGGTCATCTCGTCCTGCGTGAAGCTGTGGAGCTGAGAGCAGTCGGCGATGTAGGGCGACCGGGTGATGATCTCGCCCGGCTTGAACGCGAAGGCGAAGCCCTTCTGCGGCGGGGTCTCGAGATCCCAGCCCTCCTCGTGGCGCAGGCCGGAGAAGGTGAAGCCCCGGACCTTGATGCCGCTGGTCATCAGGAACATGTTGTTCTCCTCGAACCCGAAGGGCAAGGAGAGCTTGGTCGTGCGGAGGTCGTATCCGTAGAGGGCGCAGTTGCGCGGGATCTCGGTGTCAGGCTGGACGATGTACTCGCCCGGATGGACGATCACCACCGCTGGCTCCTCGAGCGCCGCGGCCTTGGCGAGGCCAGCGCCAATCGTCGCAAGCGGCGCATAGAGCGTCGAGCCGTCGTTGTTGTCGTTGCCCGACATGGTGACGTAGAAGGTGCGCGCCACCGCCGGGGCCCCGGAGACCGTGATCTCGGCGTTCGGGCCGGGGACGCCCTGTGCGCCCGGAGGCGGGTCGACCGCGACGCCGCAGACCTCGATGTCGGTCTGGTGGCCGATGCCGTAGACCTTCACCCACGGCCGCACATATTTCACGCTGCTTGGCAGGATCACCTCGGCGCTTGGTAGGGTCGAGGTGGCGAGCTTGACCTCGACGCTGCGCTCCTGCGACTGCACCAGCAGGGTGTTGTCCGAGGCCAGCGTACGCTCGCCCAGCAGGTTGCCAAAGCCGTTCAGCAGGTCGATGCCGAACTGGAGGCCGTCGTTGGCGGGGTCGCCGCTGTCGAGCGAGCGGCTGTAGCGGACGCGGTAGGTGTAGACGTCGTCGACCTCAATAGCGACGAGGCCGCGCGTGGTCAGCTTGCCCGCCTTGGTGAAGCGGATGACGCTGCCGTAGATGTTCTGCGCGACCGTCGCGTCGCCAAAGTCGAACAGCTCGCTGGCGTCGCCGGGCCGGTCGAAGCCATAGGCCGCGCCGGTCGTGATGTAGGGCGAGGTGTCCGACCCGGTGTTCGGCGTCGGCTCGTTCGTGATCAGCAGGAGCGATCCAACGGGCGGCGGAACCACCATCGTGATCTGCCCGCCGGTGGGGTTCGAGACGCCGCTGACGGTGTAGTCGATGTTCAGCGTCTGGATCACCGACACGCCCGAGGGCGAGGTGACGGTCACTGTCAGATCGGCGGGGTCTTGCACCAAGAACGTGTACGAGAACACGACCGTGGTGCCGTTTCCGTTGTATGGGCCTGTCGCCTCTGTGGTCATCGCGTGATCTCCTTGCGCCGCCTTATATCAGCAATCACTCTTCGGTTCCATCTCTGCCTGTCAGGATGCCCTGCATGATGTCGACCATCCCCTCGGGGTCGGCCTCTCCCTGCTGCACCCGGCCTGCGTAGTCGAGCGGCTTGGCCAGCCAGTTGGTCGGCAGGCCGATCAGGAGGCCGGTCGCGTTCAGCACCGTGCTGACGCCCTCGAAGGTCTCGACGTCCGTCTCCGGGTCGGCGATGTCCCCGATCAGGTCGATGACGTCGATGCCAGCCTGCGACGCGACGCTGAGGCCCGCGGAGCCGCGGATGCGGTCGTCGAACGGGTTGTCGGTCGCCAGCCTGCCGTAGGCAATCGAGGCCGTCTGCCCGAGGAAGGGCACCGTGCCCGCGACCATCTCGACCTGCGGCGTCAGGATCTGGTTGATCAGGATGTCGGTGACCTCGTCGTCCTCCAGCTCGTCAAGGTCGCCGCGCAGGGTTGCGCCCAGCAGCCCGGACAGGATGCCGGGGATCGCAAGGATCATGGCGTAGGCGAACAGGGCCCGACCGCTGTGCCCGCGCCACCCGATGTCACGGTTGCGCGAGATGTTGTACTCGGCGACGAAGGCGTTCCCCTGCGTGTTGAAGAACGAGTAGAAGCGCAGGAAGATCCGCATCAGCGCCGAGGTGCCCTCAATGCCAGACACGTCGCTGGGGCGGGTCGAGCCCTGCGTCGAGCGCACGACCTCGTCGGCGTAGGCGTAGACCTCGGCCTTGGCCTTGGCGTCGGCCTGCGTCGTGTCGCCAGACTGGGCGAGGTACTCGGCGTAGGCCTTCGGGTAGATCTTCTCCATCGCGTCGCGCTCGGCCGCCAGCCAGACGGTCGGCTCCATCGCGTTGGCCATGATCTGCTGGGCGAAGTACGAATACTTGACCGCGGCGTCCTGCACCCGGTTCAGCAGCCCCGGCTCGCGCATGATGTTGTCGATCAGGTTCAGGGTCTCGTTGGCCCCGACCTGCAGGCGCTCGCGCATGAAGGGCGAGGAGGCCATGACGTGCCGCCGCGCGCCCTCGCCGTCGAGCTTCCACGTCGTGCCTGCAGCGATCACATGCTTGGCCGGGACGCGGGCCAGAACCGGGAAGATGCCGGTCAGCTGCTCGACCGCGTTCTTGATGTTGGCGGCCATGATGTGCATGCCGACGCGCCGGTCGATGACGCTGGCCCCGCGCTCCAGCAGGCGCAGGCCGCGCACGTTGGTGGCGGGCGCTGCCGTCCGCTGGCGGGCGGTGCGCTGAAGCCACGGGATGAGCCCGGCCGAGGTCATGGCGGGGTTCACCCGCGCGACCTGAGCGGCGAACTCGGGGTGGTTGATCAGGCGCGCGGCCTGCTGCACCACCGGCCCGAGGTGCGTGAACTGCATCACGCGGTCGAAATGCATAGGCAGCCGGGTGATGTCGAGGTCGATGATGTAGGTCGCGCTCGTCCGGTTCTGCGTGAAGCCGCGCTCCGCGCCGGGGAACATCGAAGCGTTGTCCTGCTGCGACATGACCTCCTGCGCCTCGAACTTGTCAGCGCCGGGGTTCATCAGGCGGTCCATAACCGCGGGGACGTAGCCGCCGCGGTAGGTGCCGAAGGGCGTCACGACCTCCCGGTTCTCGATCTCGACGAAGCGGTAGCCGAACATCTTCTGGTGCGCCGCCTGCGCGCCGCTCTTGGTGCCCTCGAAGATGTCCCAGATCCCCTGCACCGCGTCCATGTCGGCCTTCGTGATCGTGCCATCAGCGATGGCGCGGGCGATGAAGGCGTCCCACCGCGACGTATCGAGCTCGTCGGCGAAGGATGTGGTCGAAGTCCACGACGACCACTCGTTGCCGACCTTGCCGCCGCCCATCAGGAGCTTGCGGAAGTTGCTCTCGTTGCCGGTGTTGGCGATGGCCATCAGAAGCTCGCCCTTGTTGCGGAAGCTCCATCCCGGCGCGAGCTCATCGGCCTTGATCGGACGGTGCTTCAGCAGATCCTTCTGATCCTTCAGCAGCTGGCCGAGCTGCTTGAGCGGATCGAGGCGGGCCTCGTAGTAGACGTCGAGCGCGGCCATGACCGGGCGCACAAGGTAGCGCGTCATCGGCCCGCGGGCGTCGCCGTTGTCCATGTCGCGCGCCCAGATCTCGACCCGGCGCAGGACAGCGCCGAAGCCAGCGAACATGTCGGCGTACATCTCGCGCACCCGGCTCGGGCGCTCGGCGGGCCGGTTCGCCTGCTTGCGGCTGCTGGCCCGGTCGTCGACGTAGCTCGCGACCTCGCTGGCGATCTTGTCGAACGAGACCCGGCGGCCCTCGACCAGCAGGCCGTGGCTGTTGCGGGCGTTCGCCAGCATCTGGTCGGCCAGCTCGAAGATCTCGGTCAGCCGCCCGACCGTCAGGGCGCGGTGCGGCTGCTTGGGGTCGACCTGCGCCGCGGCCTGTGCGGCCACGCCAGCGGAGCCGATCTGCTTGATGATGTCGGCGTAGAGCGCGGGCTCGACCGTCTCCAGCGTC